CACGCGTGCTGAGGGCACGCCCCTGGTAGATACTGCTTGAAGAACATTGTTCTAAAAGTTTGATCTAGCGCGTGTAGAAATCCAATGCTTAAATTCTTAATTAAGGCATTTTCGTTAGCTACTCTCCTTCCTCACGTCCATTGAGTACGTATGGGAGAATGCGCGCAGCTTATATGTAAAGGCACGGAGCCATTGCACATAAGTTGAATGTCTTGATTAAACGGTTTCTGAGTCGATTTCGGGGGAGTATACTCCATCGTTACCTTCAAAGAAACCGATACCAATATACAAGCTGGGTATGTAGAATCCTACCGCTAAATTAGCGTAAAGATCTTCTCTTAGTACCCAGTAGCCAATTTTGATTCCTGGTTCTACATCGTAAACCAATGGTCTCATTATTGATCTATAGGCTTGTGCTTTATTCATTGCTTCGCGGAGTCTGGGTCCTGCCCTAACTTTCGCGTTAACGCTTTGAATGGATGTGGTTCCACGATACACTGATGCATAAGGACTTTCCTTATTTCCAAGCAGTGTTTGTGGTTCCATTATGTTAACTCTCTCGCGGTGCATCGTCCTAACAACCCTGTTGTTTGATGGAGGACCTACACTTGACGAAACTGAAAGACTTTCTTTAGTTTCTTCAAAAGCTTCTCGAGAGCTCATGCCACTTAGGTCAGTCATTGACGAGAAGTTATGAACTTCTGCGTACTTGACCATACTTCTTTCCCATACTCTTTTGTACCTACCTGTAGGACAAAATAATGGATCGATTTTCTGAGCGGTAAATCCATATGCTAAGGTGTGCATTGCTTCTGTCCATTCGGTTATTGTGTTTGGTATTCCCAAACCTCCAAGCCCTGATGGTAGGTAGCATAGTCCCTTTGCGTATACTTTCTTTTCAAAGTAGCTTGGCATTCCAGCCCTTACAAGGTAAGGTGAAACCTGATTTATGAAATCTAGGTATTCTGGATCGTCTATGTACTTTTGAGATTTCTCTAGCTCACGCATCTTCCCTATTAGGGGGTCGCATGAGTCAAATTGAGCACCTCCTTGCTTTTGAAACTGATTTAGCAATCGAAGTTTGATGGTATCAACCTTGATGCCTCGTTCAAAAGCAGGAGCTATTCCGAAGTCTTGGCAATAATGACAGTATTTACTTGAAATTCTGTATTTTTCCCATGAGATTTCGTATCCGAATGATTCTAGCATCTTTGGGATTCGGCTTACAAAGCCTAAATCTCCAAGACCTACATGATCATCCCCGGCACATGCGAAAGATTTCTTACCAGCTGACAATAGTCTGTTGATAGGAACTATTTCTACATCGTCAAGATTGTTAAAGCCCTGGACGGTTGCGTAATACGCACCTATCGAGCTTAATGTGAGGAAACACTTAGTAAGTGGTTCTCCCATTAAGTTCCCTCTGGCAGATTCGAGAGTCAATGACTTCTTACCTGTCCTTATGGCATTAGGCAAAACTTTCTTGATCTCCTTACTTTCTCTTAGAGATTTACATTCATAATGAATTTCTCTTGGAGAACAGTTTAAGGACACAGCACTTGAAATGTACTCGGTCATACCGGTTTCCATTCCAAGTCCTCTGACTAACCCGTTCATCATCTGCTGAGTCACCTTGTGATCAGCACGATCTGTTGCGGATGTTAAGTCTGAACTACTAATGAATTGAGGATGCTTCTCATGATCGTCAAAGTGACGTTTATAAGACTGCCCAAATCTATACAGGTGGTGCGTGTCGGCAAGTCCGACATGTGCTCCTGGAAGTATCATTAGTATATCTTTTATATAGTGACTGGCAGGCGTGAGGTATAGGTATACCCATGTCTCACCGCTTGTTACCGGGCGGATCTTTCCACCTGGTTCAGTTACTATAAAACATTTAACCTTAGGGTTGGGTTTATTAGAAGTCAACCAATCGTTGTGCTTCTTTGATGCCCAAAGGAATAGGAGCTTTCCAATTCTTGCATCAAAACCAGATGCAAGATCATTGTCAAGCAACCATCCAACCTTTATATGGTCTCCAAGCTCTCCTGGAAGATGCTTTTCGTAGAGATAGGCCACTGACCATAACTCTCGATCTCCATCTTCTAGGTTGCAAACTTTATTGCCATATTCATCGAAGTAGAATTCGTCGTCAAACTCATAACCAAGATTATGAGGTGATGTGCGAATATAATCAGTAAATTCTGATTCTTCTTCGAGAGTATGCCATTTACCTCCTTTAGATCGGGCAGCTTCCCAACAAGAACCACCTGTCAATGACAGATGAGTCTCTTTTGGGAGTTTCTTTCCGATTTTAAGGAGCCTTTTCTTGATTCTTTTGGAGACAAGGTCTCCTACGGCGTAAGCTCCCCAAAGTTGTTTTTCAGTGAAATCGACTTTCTGGGTTATGCCTTGAAAGAATTCAAGAGTTTTCTCTTTCATTTTCTCGATACCAGGAGGAGGTAACATTCTAGATTGGCACAAGTGCGCAATCCACCAAAGTTCCTCCTTACTAGGGTCTTGAGTGAACCAACGGTTGAATGAATCCGAACACTTGTATATGATCTCTAGTAGATCTGTTTCCCTTGATGGCCATGCCAACTTGGGACAACCCTCTACTTTAGAATCAAAATACGTGTTCTGTATCTGGTTAGTCATTGACTTCCAAAGTCCAGTGAATTCATCACAACCAAATTCAATACAAAAACTAATGACAAAGGCCTTAAGGTTAATAACCTCTTCGACCTTTTCGGTTCCACGAGCTGCCATCATCACTGATGATACAATCGTCTGAGCCGTCAAACTGACCTTTGAGGAGTTTGAAGAACATAATTCTTCAACTCTCTTATAAACGCCAGTGTTCTTGGTTTTTACATTAAAGTGCTTTAGAATATACTGTCTAACCTCCTTGGGGTATTCACAGTATAGACTTTTTAGAGTCGCTGTGCCATTGGCATGCATCTTAAGCCTTTTCTTATTGATAGCCTTAGACTTGTCGTTTCTGATTTCAGCAATGCTGATATCAGTCATAGACATTGGCAAAATCTTATTAAGATTTTGTGCTAAGTTCTTAGGGGCGGCGTCCCTCACCAACGGTTCATAACCTGGTGCTAATCGCTTCTCCTTATCAAAGACTGCAGAGAACTGCAGTGTCAACAATAGAGTCGCAATGTTAAGCATTGGTGTGGTACTA